TCCGCCAGTACCGCCAGTACCGCCGTTTCCGCCAGTACCTCCAGTACCGCCTTGACCTCCGCCACCTCCACCAGCTTTGATGGCTGCACCAGAGTTGTTATTAATTGTTACGGCTGTAGAATCACAGTGAATTGCGTTTCCTCCGGTTCCACCGTTGGACCCACCACCATAACCTTCTATACTTCCATTATTATCAATAATCAATGTTCCGCCCATACCAGAAGGAATGTGCATAGCATGGTTACCGGCTGTCGCACCAATAGTAACTCCAGAGTTGATAATAATACGTTTTGGTACAGCAGTTCCCCAGTTAGAACCAAATACGGTTGCATAGTTCTGGTTGGTTGTATTACTGCTGTGTGTATGCTGTATTTCATTTACAGCAGAATAAAAATTGGTCAGACCACATTCACCTGATGTAGGTACGTTTGTGTTGTTAGCTGGTACTAAACCAGCATTACGATAGTACTCACTCAAAGCATGAGGAGCAGTACCTCCAAACTCAGCTACTAAATCGGCAATAGAGATCTGTCCACTTGCAGGGCAGGGCATTACTTACCTCCTTTTAATTCTTCTACTTCTGCTTTTAATTCTTTAATTGCTTCAATCAATATAGAGGTTAAAGCATGGTAGTTTACTGATAGGTGGCTATCTCCTCCTTTTACTGGAGTTACTTCTTTTACAGCTTCAGGTAGTACGCCTTGTACTTCTTGAGCTATAACACCAGCACTAGGAGTACCGTCACGCTTCCAGTCAAAAGTAACACCACGTAATGATTCTACTTTGTCTAATGCGTCAGGTACTACTTTTATATTTTCTTTTAGATTTATATCAGATGAGATAGTTGTTGACTGAGCTATAACGTCTCCATCTGCATGGAAGTCACCGTCAGCTTCAAATCTAAATTCGTTATTGTTGTTAATAAAAAGATTACAGTGAGTATTATTTGACCACTGAAAACAGTCAGTAGAATCCGAACCTAAAAGTCCAGTACCAACATAAACGTTGGTTGGCTGAATAGTCTGGTTAGCTACTAAGCTTACAATTTCACTAGCTGTCTGATCGGCAGTCGCTGAAGTTTCTATTCCGTTTAGTTTTGTATGGTCTGCATCAGTAAACACATTACTGTCAGATGCTGATTCTACGAATGCTCTGATACTAGCAGCAGTTTCGTTTGTTTGACCTTTTGCTGCGTATGCCCAAGAGCTATGAGCTGTACCACTAGATGAAGGTGCGTTACCTGTAGTGTTAGCAGTACATATGTAAGTTGAGAGAATACCGTTATCTGTATATGCTACAAGGTCGTCAGGTGTGTAAGCTGTACTTGCGTTGTAGGTTCCTCTCCAGACAAGTTTAATTTTGCCTAAGTCTATAGTTGCCATTTTAAATAGTTGCGATTAATTTTCCGTCTGTGTTAAGGCTCCAAGAGAATCCTGAAGCAGCAAAGAGTACATCTTCAAATGCACTAAAATCAGTGCCTGATATATTGTCAGCACCTTTATTTGTAGTAGTTATTATTAAGTTATTATTAGTAGTCTTAAATCCATACACTTCGGCTGCTGCCATTCCTGTAAGATTTTCACCACTAATTGCTGGTAAAGTAGATGGGAATCTTGCGTCGGGAATTGTACCCTCTGTTAGATCGTTAGCATCTAATCCAGCATATTCTAGCTTACCAGTTGCAGTTGAACCGGAGCCAGTAGTACTCTTAACTTTTAAATACTTATCAGCACTAACATTATTGTCAGGAAGTATAAGAGTATAAGATTGCCCTGAACTATGATTAGGTGAAGCAATAACTACACCGTGACTTTGTGCAGCACAATTTAGTCTTAATTTACCATCGTTACCACTAGCACCACGTATCTCTACAACACCTGAACCATTAGGTTCGATCTGTACATTACCATTACTTGTAGTTGTGGTAATTTTTCTAGTCTTAACGTCTACGTCGCCGGTAAGTATTTCAGATATAGCAGCAGTTGATATGGTATCTAATTTGTTACCATCAGCAGCTACGTCTCTACCATCTACGGTTCCAGATACAGTTATGTTTCCAGTTACAGTAATACCAGAACTGGTTACAGTTAATTTAGTATTACCACTACTTTGTATTAGTAGATCTCCTGTACCTCTTTCGTTAATTATAGAATTATTTCCAGAATGTAAAACCTCTAAATCATCACCAGTACCAATAAATAACTTTACATTATCGTTAAGTTTTAAGTCACCGGTAAATGTAGCTCCAGTTGTTTGAGCTCCACCTCCACTGGTTTGTACACCGTCTACCCAGTTTGTACCATCATATACTTTTAATCTGTTAGCAGATGTGTTGAAGTATAGGTCACCTTCGGCTAGAGTGTTACCTCCACCATCTGTTGATGGGTTAGAAGATGCAACCTGATATGTATCACCAAATTTATTAACAGTAGTTATATTAGCTGCTGCGTTGTTAATGCTTGATATATTTGTAGCTGCTGTATTTACGTTAGAAATCGAACCGGCTACAGTTGTTATATTAGTTGCATTACTAACAGCACTGTTAATATTACTTTCGTTATTTTTTACAGCAGTGATATTTGCGTCGTTGTTCGCAACTGTTGTTACGTTAGCGTTATTACCAGCTACTGTAGATACATCACTATCAATATTAGCTACAGTTGTTACATCACTTGCTATTCCTGAGACAGTTGTTACGTCAGTAGAAATACCAGCTACAGTTGTAATTTCTGTTGCTTTTGGTGTTAACCTGTGAAATGCGTATGTATGTAAGACGGCTGTAGTTTCTACAATTACACCGAATCCTGCACTTAAAACTGTAGTACCGCAACCTGTAATAGTAACATTGTTACCAGTTCCAGCACCGTTTGTTATTGTAACAACTCCACCAGAAGGTGTTCTAGTTGTACCTATTGATTTAATTGATACAAGAGTTCCGGGACCGTTATTTATATCAGGGTTAGCTGTAGGAAAATTAGTCTCACTTGCTATTGGTACAAATCCACCAACCTCTTCAACAAGATCTATAATCCTGTCGTTGATAGCTGCGGTTGTAGCAATAGTTGTATCGTTATCTGGGAATATATCACCATCTTTAATAGTGTCCCCAGTACTTATATTAAAATATCTTGCGTCTGATTCTGTTTCTGTATAATATCTATTGTCTAACTGACCATTATCTAGTTCAGTTTCCGTGTAATACCTGTTATCTAGTTGCCCAGCATCTAATTCAGTTTCTGTGTAGTATCTATTATCTAGAGAACCACCAGCAATTTTTGCGTCAGTAATTGCACCGTCAGCTATCTTACCTGAAGTAACATTTAAGTCAGCTATTTTTGCTGTAGTAATAGCACTGTCAGCTATCTTACCTGTAGTGACATTTAAGTCAGCTATTTTAGCTTCAGTAACATTTCCTGTTGCAATTTTTGCAGTAGTAATATTTTCGTTTGCAATGTGCTGTGTATCAATAGACCCATCAACATAATGTTCAGAATCAATTTGATCGTCAGCTATCAGTGCATTTGTTATATTATCTGGTGCTATTTTTGCAGTAGTTATCTGCTCATCTCTTACGTCAGCAGTGATAGTTTGACTTCTAGCTTCAGCTACACCCATTCTTGCCATGTCATGTATGGCATTAAGATCGGCTGCTTTAATAGAAGAACCGGCAGCAAACACGGCTGCTGCGGTATCTACATCTGTTTCTCTATATATGTGGACGTTTCCAGTTCCGGCTGTTGCTGTTGCACCAAGCGTTACTGTTGTACCACTAACTGTATATTCACCAGAGCTAGGACTACTTGCTACATAAGTTTGTAAAGCTCCACCAATTCTTACTTTGATGTCACTTTCTTTTAAATATTCAATTGTAATGGAGTAAGAAGTGGCTCCTCCATTTTTAAATTCTTCAGTTGTTTGTACCGCCATTTCTCTTTGGAATAAGTGACGGGTGGATTATTTAGGCATCTCCAGCATTTTATCTATTGTGCCTTTGTTTGCTTCTCTATTTTTTAACTTTTGATTTCGTTCTTCGATAAGTAACTTTTGGACGTCGTTATCGTTTTTAAGGCTTGCCCAAGCTCGTTTCTTAGCTCGGTCAAACGTTTTTGCAATTTTTTTGTAGTGAGGGAATGATTTTGGTTCAACATCAGCCATACCATTTTTTCTGTGCCATTGCATTTCTGCAAGAGATATTTGCATATTCTCTGACCTAGCCATCTCATCAAACTTAGCTAATAAGTTTTGTTCTCCTATAGCTTTCTGGAACATTGATCTGACCTTTGGACTGTCAGATAAATCTGTTCCATCTGGAGCTGTATATGTAGAAGTTCTCATATCATAGCCACTGTTAAATAGAAACTCTCTACCTTCTGAGTAGTCTAAATTAAAGTTAACAGGTGAGAACGCATTAAACATACGAGTAATAAAATCGTGATCTTTAATAGGTTTACCAGTTAATATATCATACTTAATAGGTAGTGGGTCTACTGCTATGTTCTCAGTTATTAAGTTTCTATTTCTTATAGAACTTGCTAAATCAGAACCTAGCTCTCTTGTGTATGGTGTTAGCACTTTACCTATCTCATTTCTAAGACCAGATAAAGGTACTGTGTTATTAGCCAAAGAAGCAATGATTCTATTAGATTGTCCGGGTTGACCAGAGAATAGATCAACGAAAGATTGCATACCAGCTAGATAGGATTTACTTGTAATTGTACTTCCCATTGCCATAGCTAGTTTTAATAATCTATCTTCAGCCCATTCTTCACCCATTAATTGTTGGTGATCTCCTATATCTCCTACTAATGCAAGTATTTGGTTGTATGGTTCAAAGGCATCATAGTTAACCCAGACATCACCAAGTTTTATAGTCCTTGGTTTCCATCCCATATCTAACCATGCTTGTCTTTGCTTTCTATCTGTTGGTCCATTACCATGTAAATTACCACTAAGATATGCCATAGATGCCATACTTATTGCAGCAGAACCTATTGCTAGTCTACCATTTTGGATAGCTTTAGCATTCATCAAATCCTGGGGGGTCTTAATTCCATACTGTAATAAGTCAGAAAGATCATCTCCGGGTTTTGCTTTAGCTATTGAGTTGAACTCTTTAACAAAGAAGTTAAAACCGGGAGTATGTTTAGCAGTTAATGCTAATCCATTGACACCAGTTCTAGCAAATAGGAAGAAAGGTCTAGCCCATGGTGCTTCGTCAAATGCTTTAGCCAAGCTTTTACTAAAACCTGTTAGGTCTTGAGTAAGTGTAGCTTCTCTTCTACTGAAATCAGCCATCTCGTCAGCTAAACTACCATCAGGTTTAAAGATCTGTTGATTAAATAAATCTTCTTGATTTTTAAAAAATGTCTGATCTAGGTTACTGAAGTTACCATCAGGTAATCTATCAGCAGCAGCTAGAAATGCTTTTTCTCTAGCTCTAGCTCTACCTATCATTAGTGCAAAGGTATCGTCAGTAGCTGCCATAATCTTAGTAGAATATGTAAGAAGACTACTGTCATTTAACCCTCTAACCATGTTAGCTGTACGATATAATGCCTTATCTACTGTATTACCTCTTGTTTCTGCCCAATGTCCATACATTTGCCATTGGTCATCTAGTTTATTTCTCTCTACAAATCTAGTTTTCATTGTAGATAATTCACCAGCCCAATAACTATTTAATCTTTTTCTAAAATATTTAAAAGATTCTGGAACCATTTCACGCATTGCGTTAAGAGAAGCTAATGCAGCTCTAGTTATAGTTGCATCACCTTTCATCACACCTCCCATAGCCATAGCTAACGGTCTAGTAAATGCTGCGGTTGATGTACCCATAATTGCTCGAACTGATGTTTTAGGTCCAGATAAAACACTATGAGTAAACATAGTACCCATCTCTCTCAAGAATGCACCAGTTTTTTTCTTATCGCCAGCAAATGTACCACCTCTCATTTTCTTACGCATAAATACGTCAAGATCATCTAGTGTGTGTACACCGTCAGCCATAGATATACCTTCAAATATAGTCTTAAATACTTCGTCACCGTCTTGTTCGGTAGTCATTTGTAGAGCTACACGAAACGCGTCTATACTTTCTTGTACATCTTTTTGTATTGCTTCTTTAAACTGTTGAGGTGTTTTTCTTATACGTGCATCACCAAATTCTGAAAACATTTGGGATACTTCAGAACTAGATATTTTTCTTAGTTCTAATCCAGCTAAAAGTTTTTCTACTAACTGTTGAGCAGGACCATCAATATCTTTAACATCTGCAATATTAGCTAATTCTCTAGCAGTTATACCAGCATCTCTAATATCATTAAACAAAGAAATATTAACCATGTCTAATGCTTTTGCATATCTAGGTTGTATAAATTTACCAACTACTTTTTCTCCAGTTTCATCTGTAATTGGTATTGATGATCTAGTAATTTTTTTAAAGAACTCTTCTGTACTTACATCACTTGTATTTCTACCTTCATATACAGCTCTAAAAGTATCAAGGTCTTGACCTATACTTTCTTGTAAAGTCTTACCTTGACGTCTAGCAGTCTCTTCTAGTTGTTTAATAAATCCTTGACTTCTAAAATTACCAAGAACTTCTTTTATAACTTTTTCTGTTTCACCAGTTCCTTGAGCCATTCTACTAATCTGAGTGTTAGAAAGTAAAGAACCTGTACTACCTTCTTCTGCACCCCATTCGTTTTTCATACGCTTTGCAGATTTATCTACAGCTTCAGCAGTACTGTTAGAAGTTGTAGCTCCCTGCCAAGGGTCAGCAATAGGCTCGTTCTTTGGTGCTCTAAACCCAGCTTCTTTCATCTGTGATTTAGATTGTTCTCTTTTTTGTACTTCTATACTATCTAGTCTAGACTTTCTAAACTCCTCAAACTTAGATCTGATTGCAGCAATGTCTTCTCCTGCTGCTGCCTTTAGTTCACCTCTAGCATCATATACTCTTTTAGCTGCATCACCTATTTCTTTACCAGCTTTAATACCAGTATCAGCTATGTTAGTGGCAATAGGTCTGCCTGCATCCACAGCTTGACCAGCAAGAAGTTTAGCTAATGGTGTCATCTTAAATATAGTTGCATCAAATACAGCACCTATACCCATACCCTCAACAATATGTCTTAGTTTATTTAGAGCTGGATGATCTGTATCCTTAGTAGCTAAAGGTGAATCAAGCCATGGATATTTCTTAGCTATGATTCCTGATAAGTTATCAACTTCTTCGTTTTTAGCAACAAGGTCATAACGTAAACCAAGCAACGCACCTTCTTTTAATGTGCTTGCTAATGTTCTAGCTTTTTGAGCTTTAGATAATAAACCTACAGCTTTACCAAATCCTCCTGTTACAGCTATAGTACCCAAGACATCAGTAGAACCTCTGACTAGACCACCCCACCATGTTTTAGTTTCAATAGGGTCGCCGTCACCATACATAAACTGGTCCCACTCTGTTTGATATCCTTCTTCTGTCTTACCTTCTTCCTCCATCTCGCCATTGAAAAAGTCAATAACTCTTTCTGGTGCAGTGATGATGTTGGAAGCTATGTCTCTAGCACCAGCTCCTAAACCTATTAAAGTGTCAGCAGCATAGTCTTTTGCTGTAGGACCTTCAGGTTTAGCTTCTTCAGGTACAACCTCTTCAGGCTC